CAGATCAAAGCCGCTGTCACCGCGCTCGGCTACAAGCCGGTCACCGACCCGCGCAACGCCCGCCCGCTCACCGTCTTCATCGAGATGCCGACGTTCAGCGGATTCAACACAAACATCGCCGACATGACGTTCACGCTCCGTGTCCTCGCGCCGCCGCCAGGCAACCAAGACGCGACGAACTGGATCCTGACCGCTGTCGACGCCATTCATGAGAGCGCGGACATCGCCGTGACCGCCGGCACGCCGTCCATCGCCCTCATCGGTGAGCAACAGCTCCCCGCCTATGATCTAACCGTCCGGCTAGCAACAAGAAGGAACTGACCCAATGGCTACAACCGTTGTTCTCAATCAAGCGAACCTGAGCGTCGATTCTGTCGACTTCAGCGATCAGTGTTCGACCGTCACCGTCACCGAGAGCTACGAAGCCCTCGAGGCGACCGCGTTCGGCGACACCGCCCGCAAGTTCGTCAAGGGACTCGGCAACCACGAGATCTCCGCCACCCTCATGATCTCGTACGGCACCAGCGAGGTTGAGGAGAAGCTCAATGGCCTCGCCGGCACCACGTTCAACGTCGTCGTCACCCCGACGACCTCCGGAACGCCTGGTACCGACAACCCCGCCTACACGCTCACCGGCTGTTACCTCGAGTCCGTCACCCCGATCAACGGCGGTGTCGGCGAGCTGCCGACGATGGACGTCGTGTTCCGCGGCGGCGCCCTCACCCGCGCCACCAGCTGATCTAGTTCATTCCCAACTGAAGGAGCCCCGACATGAACCTCACGATCCGCATCGACCTCGGCGACGGCCCACAGGACATCCAGACGAACCTGTGGGCTGTCGTCGCGTGGGAACGGAAGTACAAGACCAAAGCGTCACAGATGGCGACCGCGGCCGGCATGGAAGACCTCGCTTTCCTGGCTTACGAGGCCATGAAGGGCCAGAAGATGGTCGTGCCGGCCGTGTTCGACGATTTCATCAAGAAGATCGTCAGCCTCGAGGTCGTTGGAAGTGACGAACGCCCTACCCGAGGGGAACCAGAAGACGCCAGCTAGCCGAACTGCTGGTCGCTGTCTCCTGGTGGCCCCCACACATCGAGTTCGATCTCAAAGACCTCAACACCGTGGTCGATGTGATCGAAGAACAGAAGAAACAGCATGGCAAGCGTTAGCACGAAAGTCGAAGTCAACGGCCTCGCCGACACGCTTCGCACGCTTCGCCGCGTTGACCCTGAGCTTCGCAAGACCACGATTCGGCGCATGAAACTGGCCGCCAAGCCAATGCAAGCCGAAGCCAAAAAACTGTTCCCCGACGCCTCACCGCTGTCCGGCTGGGGAAACTGGCGAGGCGGCTACGACGGCCGCACCGTCAAACGCAACGTCAAAGTGTCATTCAAAGGGTCGAAAGCCCGCAACAGTGACACCATCCCTCTGCTGACGCTTCGCCAGACCAGCGCGGCCGGCGTCATCTTCGACATCGCTGGCCGCAAGAGCTCCGGCAACAGCCCATCAGGCCGCGCCATGATCGCCCGCCTCGACCGCTTCGCGCCGGCCTCGAGAGTGATGTGGCCGACCGCGGAACGCCACATGCCCGAAGTCGTGCAAGGCGTAAGATCAGCCATTGACGACATGGCCGAAATCATCAATCAGGAGCTGCGCTAATGGCAATCAACGTACCCATCGTTAGCGAGTTCAATAACCGTGGCCTCAAGAAGGCCATGTCCGAGTTCAAGCGACTCGAAACCACCGGCCAGAAGACCGCGTTTGCCCTCAAGAAAGCGTTCGTACCCGCCACCGCCGCGCTCGGCGGATTGGCCGTTGCCGGCGCAAAAATGGTGGCCGCTGGCGAAAAGGCCGCAACCGCTAACGCCCGCATCGAACAGATCGCAACCTCGATGGGGCTGTTCGGCGAGGAAACCGAGAAAGTTACCGGCCGGCTGGTCGATCTGGCTAACGAGCAGGCTCGCCTTACCGGCGTCGATCAGAACCTCATCAAAGAGTCCCAGGCGCTACTGCTCACGTTTAAGGACATCGCGTCCAGCGCTGACGAGGTCGGAGGCGCATTCGACCGCGCCACGCAGCTCACGCTCGACATGGCGAGCGCCGGCTTCGGCTCTGTCACCGACAACGCAAAGCAACTCGGCAAAGCACTCAACGACCCGATCGCCGGCCTGACCGCGCTCCGCCGTTCCGGCATCCAGTTCACAAAGGCCCAGCAGGACCAGATCCGCACTCTCGTCGAGTCCGGCAACGTCCTCGAGGCGCAGACCATGATCCTCGAGGAGATCGAGAACCAGGTCGGCGGGACCGCCGAAGCGACCGCTAACTCGACCGACAAGATGAAAGTGGCCTTTAGCCAGGCGTCCGAGTCGATCGGGATGGCGCTCCTGCCCGCGGTCGAAGCGCTCCTGCCCATTGTCATCAAGTTCGCGGATTGGGCTAGCCAGAACACCGAAATCGTGATCGCTTTGGCCGCGGCAATCGGTGGCCTGTCCGCCGCGATCGTGGTCGCCAACTTTGCGATGAAGGCATGGGCGGCAGCTCAAGCCATCGCCACAGCCGCTCAATGGGCGTTCAACGCCGCCCTGACCGCTAACCCCATCGGAATCGTTGTCGTCGCCGTAGCGGCCCTTGTAGCCGGTCTGGTGCTCTTGTACCGGCGCTTTGAGACTGTCCGAAACATCGTGAAGGCGCTCCTAGCGCCGCTGAAGGCCGCAGCTGACGGCCTCGGCTGGCTCGCCAAGAAGCTCGGCATCGTCGGCGACGAAATCCAAGAGAACTTCACGCCCAGCGTCGACGAAGCCCGCAAACAAGCCGGCGACATGTACGCCAGCGTCCGCGAGGCATCCACCGGCCTCGAAGACCTCGAGGACACGGCCGACGCCGCGGCTGGCGCCCAAGACGATCTGGCGCGATCCGTCAACGCTGTCTACGACAACGTCAAGAAACTGAATCCTGAGCTCGTCCGAATGCTGGAAGTGCTCGACGTGCAAGACGACATCGAGGCGCTTCGCACCGAGTTCGATAACTACAACGAAGTCATCGCCGAATCGTCCGGCAATGTCCGCGAACTGGAACAAGCCGAACGAGATCTCACCCGAGCAATCATCGAAACGCTCAGCGCTCATGGCTTGCTCACCCTGGCATTCGCTGAGCAACTGAAAATCAAGATCGACACCGGCGACCTGGATGAGGCTTACGCTTCAGCGCTCCGCGTTCTTGATGCTTTCCAGAAGGTTCAGCAAGTCAGCGCCGGCCAGCGACCGTCGACGTACGTTCCGCCGCGCGACGAGCTCGGCTTCCTGTCGGCCCCGCCAGTCTCCACCACCACGATCACGCCGGTCGCTTCCATTACTCGAGCACCGTCTGGCGCGGTCCAGAACGTCACCGTGAACGTGTCCACGATCAACCCGACCGCAGAAGTCGGCGAAGCCGTGGTCACCGCGATTCGTAACTACAACCGCACCAGCGGCTCAGCCCAGTTCGGAGTCAGCCGGCTGTGACCGCCACCGTCGTTCAGTCGGGCGATTACAAGCTCGAAATCGACACCGGCGCACCCGTCAGAGGGTTCCGGCTTGATGACGCCGTACGCGGCGTTTTAGACGGCACCACGTTCGTTCTGGACGGCGTCACCGACTTTGCTGACGTCACCGACGGCGCCAAAGGCATCCGAATCAGACGCGGACGCCGCGACATCTCGGACCAGTTCTCGGCCGGCACGATGACGTTCGTGCTTGATGACACGGCGGCTGGCGGCGTTTTCAACCCATTCGCCACCGATTCGCCGTACTACGACCCAGCAAACGAAAAGCCAGGACTGGCCCCGATGCGGCTCGTTCGGCTTTATCGGGAATCCGAGCTGCTGTTCGTCGGCCGCATTGTTGATTACGACTACAACTTCGCGCTCGACGGCGACGATACCGTCAGCGTCACCTGCGCCGACGACTTCTATCTGCTCGCCCAAACCGTCACCGACGAAGTTCACATCGACAAAGAACTGTCTGGTGCTCGCATCGAAGCCATCCTTGATCTGCCCGAAGTCGATTACCCGACGGGAGCGGCCCGCTCAATCGCCACCGGCACCGTCGAGCTCGGAGGCCACACCGGCGGAGGCGGCGGAGGACACGACTACGACCTCGAGCTCGGCCAAATCGTTTTGGACTACCTGCGGCTCGTCAACGAAGCCGAACGCGGCCGGCTGTTTATCGACCGTGAAGGCGTGCTGACTTTCGAGAATCGGATTGGCAACACGTTGTCCGCACCGGTCGCCGATTTCCATGACGATGGCACGAACTACCCGTATCGCAACGTCGACATCTCCTTTGGAGCCGACAAGGTCGTCAACCTGGTATTCGTTCAGTCGCTTGGCAACGACTCTGGCACAGCTCAAGACACCGACAGCCAATCCGAATACTTCATCCAGTCGTTAGCCGTAACCGGCTCACTACTCGACACCGACGCCGCTTGCGAAGCGCTCGCCACCTATCTGCTGAACCCTGACCCTGAGCCGACGTTCACCGCGATCGAGGTCGCGTTCTCGCAGCTCTCAGACGCGCAACGTGACGTCGTCGCAACGATCGACATCGGCGACACCATCAGCATCGAGAAATCGTTCATCAACGGTGCTTCGACGACGCAGCTCGCCCAGGAACTCGCGGTCGAAGGCGTCGAACATTACATCGACTATGTCGGCGGTCATGTCGCCCGTTTGTACACAAGCCCCACCACGCTGGTGTACGAGCTCATCTTGGACGATGCCGTCTATGGTGTGCTCGACGCCGACAATGTTCTAGGATAGGAGTCACCTATGGCAACGCCGACCAGCCTGCCCGCCACGTTCGTCGCCGGCAATGTCCTCACCGCGGCACAGATGAACGATCTGCGCGGCGCGTTCCGCATCCTGCAAGTCGTGTCAACCACTAAGACCGACACGTTCACAGCATCGGTAGCAATCGGAGCGACAACGTCAATTACCGGTCTCACAGCATCCATCACTCCGTCGTCCGCTACCTCCAAAGTGCTGGTCTTGGCGCAAGTCAACGCTAGCGCGACCTTGACCTACGCCGAGTCGGCAGTAACAATTTTAACCCGTGGCGGTACGCCTATTTGCGTCGGTGATGCCGCAGGGTCACGGTCGCGAGGAACAAGCGGTAGCGGATTGAACGCACTCGCCGGGACATGGGGGGGCGAGGCAGCGTACGGTATCCCAATCCTCTTCCTTGATAGTCCGGCGACAACCTCCGCCACCACTTACGGGATTGACATCGGGCACACCGGTAACGGAACCGGAACCGTCCGCGTCAACACCCCGTCAAACACGGGCCTAGACCGGTCGGATATTTGGCGCACAACGTCCACTATTACCGTTATGGAGGTGTCAGCGTGACCGATTACGCCGCCGTCCTGACCGCTAACTATCGCGACGCTTTGTGGACGTTGGACGGTGACACCTACGACGGACTCACATGGCTAAGTGATACGCCGAAGCCGTCACAAGCCGAGCTCGACGCCGCATGGCCACAGGTCGACTACGACAACCAGGTCGCCGCCGTGGAGAACGCCCGTCGCGCCGACTACGAAGCGCAATCCGATCCGCTGTTCTTCGAGTGGCAACGCGGCGACGGAACCGAACAAGCCTGGCTCGACGCCGTCGCCGCCGTCAAAGCAGCCCACCCATACCCGCCGGCCCCATGATCGTCACCAGCGACGACGCTAAAACGCTCGGCCTCGCCGTCGTTCTCAGCGCCGTCGTGATCTTCTGTCTT